TCCGCCGTTTCTTAGGCTAATGGCACCTGTTGCAATATCCACGTTAGCCACAGCAATACTGGTTGCGAAGTCCCCTGTTGCCGCGTCTAACTCCCCGCTAAGAGTAACGTTGGTCGCCCCCGTAACCGCGCCGTTCAAGGCTACTGCGCCGTTTATATCAATGGTCGTTGCAGTTAAATCTATTTCATCCGTAGCTGCTATGCTAAGAACTGTTGCGCTACTACCTTGGATAAACTGACTAGCATCGTTGAACAAAATCTTATTAGTGCTGGCGATAGTTAAGTCTGCGGCTATATTTACAGCCCCATCTATGTCTACAGCATCAAGGTTTGTTGTTCCATCAACGTCAATGTCGCCACTTATATCAAGCGAAGCAAATGTGCCAACACCTGTAGTGGTTAAAGAAGTAGCCCCATCATTAACAAATATGTCCGCCGAAGACGCCGTTATAAATACTTCCGCGTTTCCGCTAAGAGTAATAGCGTTATCCGAATTGGAGCTTTCAGTAACAGAACGGGTGAGCGTTGTGCCGCTAGAAGTAAAAACGCCACTTCCTATTTCAAAGTTAGTGCCGTCTTCAATCGTATAACGCACCGTCTGACCGTTGGTAATTCCCGCCTGTGCAAACGTTTGATACCCTGACAGGGCGCTGCCCAAGGTAATCGTTCCAGTACCCGTGGTACTGGTGGACATTTTTGCACGATTTCCTAGAACTATTGCCATGTTAAGCTATCCTGATAATTGCATTACTCGCATCAGCAGTAGGGAAAACAATGGTAAAGTCCCCCGCGCTTGCACCCTTGTCCGCGCCAAAGTCTAACACACAAACTGAAGGGTCACCTGTTGCAGCCTCATTGTAAATTAACGCGCCACGAACACTGGAAACAGTTACGTTGGAAAACACTTCGTCCGCCATATCTGTAAGCGCAGTTGTACCGCTAGTCGTTGGTGTGACTGTAGTAACAAACTGACCTTTTGCTGGGTAGTTTGTACTGTCACTTTGGGCGATTTCGTTTGTTGCCGTGTATGCCGTAGTCGCAGCATTTAAAGTCGCGCTGTTAGTATAGAGCGCCAGTTTAAAAACATTGCTTGCCGCAGTGAAGTTATGTGTAGCCGTCATCAGTTCTTTTTTGAACGAAGTACACAGGAAATTTCCGTTAAAAGCCATTACATTTTCCTTATATATTCAGCCAACGTTGGATGACCCGCTTCTTTAATCGCATTATATACCGTAGTACGGTCACTTTGGATAGCCTGTTTCATATAGATAACCAGTAGCTTCTCTATGCTGTCACGATAGGCAATAGCCTGATCTCGCAACGTAGGGTGAGCGTCTTCGGAAAAGGCAACGATCTTACCTACGCATCGGTGCGCCACCTCTTCGGGAGTAAAACCACGATTATTGGTGGTTTGAACCTCGACCTTAAATTCTCCAAAGGACATGTTATTCATTGTTTGGGCCTTATAATCCGACCAACACGATAGTCCTGCGTAGTTTCTTTAGCCTCTCCCAAAAGCTTCAGACCAACCAAAGATTCTTGATAACGCTTATCATAGATTGCCATAACGTCCGGCTCACCCTTCATGAAAATATACGCCTCTATCAACGATCCATACAGTAAGCTTAACTCTGCATTTTCACTCAACCATGTTGTGCCGCTTTCCGCTCCTGCGGTCAGACTTACAGGCCGATACAAGTAATGAAGTTCCGCAGCAAGAGAAGCATTCGGCGTAGGAGCCAAGATAAAATTGCTGACATCAAACGAAGCATAATACTTCGGCAACCCTGTAACAGTAGGGTCTGGGTTGTATGTTTGAATAAAACTAACGTCCTTGAACTCTAAAAACACTTGCTCAGAACCACTGGTATAGCTCAAAGAATAAGGAGCAAGAAAGTCAGACGGGGCCGCAAGGAATTTATTGCCGATTGACATGTTGCCCGAAACGTTTCTTCGAAACAAGTTTAACTGAACCGACTTTAAAATACGTTCTTCCGCAACTCGTATAAACAAAGGAAGATTAGCTACAAAAGAAGTCTCTGTGTTCTCAGTATAATCCTGCAACGCTGTTTTTAACTGCGCAAATGTAAAGCTCATGACGTGACCACCGTAACCTCTCCGACCTCCCCTGTAGATTTCAATCTGTTAGGAGTCAACGCCTCGTCCCCGTGAAAGCCAACAGGTCTAAAGCCGTACTGAATGTTTCTTTGAGCCTCTAAACCGCCCTCGGGTCGAGGGTTTCTCAAAGCTTGGGGATCAGCCCCTACCTTGGGAGGAAACAACTGAGGGTGCTTTGGATCAAACTCGTCCTTACCAACACGCGCCCCTGTCCACTCCTCTCGCATATCTCTCAGTCTATAGCGAAAGCCAGAGCGGTCTGAAATACCATACGCATTCTTGTCTGAGGCATAGGCCATGTCACACCCTTAAATACTGAATGCTTGGTTGAAGTTTAAGAGGAACACGATCCTCGTCTTCGTCAGACGCACGTTGGAACTCTTCTTCATACACACTCTTCAAGAGTTGTATCCGTTCTGGCGCTCTTTTCATAGCAATATAATACGCCAGCCCCGCCACCATGCAGGGGTAAAAACGAAACGGCATGTCCGTTGTATTTACCAATGCATCGGCGTCCTCAATCCTTTGCACATAGTAATAAACCAACTGGTCTGTAGAGTTTTCCGGAACAGCCCAAAGGTTTATGACAGGTAAAATCTGCCTGTCAAAATAAAACTGGCTTGGCCTGCCTTGCGTGGTTTTATTAGGAAGAGTGGCGTACTCCCCCCGACTAATCCGTTCTACCTCAAAGTCTGTGTTGCTGCGCCTAAGAACAATCTCCAAAACATCTACAACATCAGCCGTTAGCGTCTGGGCAGACTGACCTTGCGTCAACGTTATAGTAGCTTGCGCCACGGTCCACATATTAATGCCACGGTTTGCCCAATCAGCAAACATCAGGTTCAAAGACCTACGGGCTGTACGAGCATCGTAGCCAGTGCGGACCTCTAATCCACACCGCTCATATGCTTCCTCAATAATCTCACCAACATCAATGTTGAAATCTCTGGACCCAGAAGTAGCCATGATTAATACAACTTCGGTGATTGATTAGTTTTAGTCATAACACAGCCGCCGTTTTTAAAGCTTGTAACTTTGCCGCCGTTTTTCATGTACCCCATTTTATTACGAACTGGCTCAGGTAACTTTTTAAGACCAGTCTGGTCTTCTGTTGGTTGTTTCATATCCATTAGACTTCTCCTTAAAACTGACGAACAGCGCCCTTGGTACTCTTGCGCCTAGATTCCATTACTTGTCCGCAGCCTTTCGCGACCGCTTCGCCTTCTTTGCCTTCGCCTTGGTAGGGCCTTTTGACTTGTCCCCCAAGGGTATAGCCTCTGACCTTGGCTTTCTTAGTGTTACTGACAACGGTTTTTCCTTTTTTGCCAGCTTTCTTCTTTTTCTTAGCAGTCGAAGCTCTATCTGCTTTAGAAAGAGAACGTGCTTTAGCCAACGGAAGGCATCGGTCAGGGTTCTTCTTGTCCTTTGAAGTACCGCACTTACCCTTGATTTTACCATCGGTCCCAATCCTAACCCAATTCTGATCACGCCATTTCTTTAGCTCACCCATCTAAGCCTTCTTCCTAGAGGAATTAACAACCTTTTTTAAAGTCTTGGCTTGCCCAGCATGTAGCTTTGAGGCTTTTTTTAAACCTTTTATAACTTTATTAACTTTCTTTTTATTGCCCTTAGTTAAACTCATTTCTTCTTCCCCTTACTACCCTTAGCATAGTTTGGGTCTTTGCAATACTTAGACGCGGCCATATTGGCGTACGCAGATGGGTATGTATCAAAGGTTCGCTGTGCCCAAGCTTTACCTTTTGGACATATTTTACCGCCAGATTTATAGTACCGTCTCATAACTACCTCATTTGCACAGGACGTACGCCCTTACGAGCAATACCCGCGCCACGTACCTTAGCCTTACTGTTAGTCTTTCTAACAGTGCTGCCTTTAGTTACCATTTTACCGGCTTTCATCTTCCTAATCGTGCCGCCCTTAGACATCATGCCTTTAGCACCGCCTTTAGTTCTTAACTTACCACCGGCTTTGTACCCTTTGACTTTCATGCCTTTCTTCATCTTCTTAATAGTGCCACCTTTAGCCTTCATGTTACGGCCTGCAGCCGCTGTCTTCATTGGCTCGCTTGTGTCACCATCTTTATCAAGATCAAGAAAATCAGGTTTACCACCCTTGGCATAACCTTTTACTTTCATGCCTTTTTTCATCTTCTTTATAGTACCACCTTTAGATTTGTTCATACTAAAAGCCTTTCCTAACCTATCCATAGTTGTTCTGCCTTGTTTACGCGTAAATCCCGCCTTAGCTTCGTCTTGCATTTCTTTCATTCGGCGCAAAAAGTCTGCTTGTTGTTCAGGGCTTAAAGCTTCGGATTTTTTAGTCATCGTCAGTCTCCACATATAGATTGTCAAAGATTTGGTTTACATCCAGCGTATAATCCAAGTCAGACTTGCTGTAATGGATATGCTGAGACGGTTTAAAGTCAGGAGCACCTTCTCCTAACTCAAACCATGCGGGGTGTGTTACCCGCACACGGTTGTTTGGCAGGGCAACAATGTTGCCTGTAAATTCGCCAGCGTCTAAAAGCTCAAGAACATGGCTTTGTTTATGCTGCGCTGGATCGTCGGCTATCTCAGAATCTGTGTAATCAACGGTAAAATAGTATTTGGCAGGGTACAACTGCCCATCTATTTTTGCCATCCAAGGGCACGGTGTGGCCCTGTCTAATGTGTAGACGCTGTGAGTACGGGACGAACAGTCCCATGGCTGTGCAGCCCACACAGGCATGGGGTTAGGCCACTCTTCAAAGGCCGTATCACCTACGAGCGCAGTTATAGGCATTCTAGCCCACATTGCGCCGCCGTGTATATTTGGCTCGTCTCCATCATATGTCTCAGCACCTGTAAACAAAACCTGAAAAGACAAACAGCGGTTCGGCATTGTAGTCACAGCTATGACCATAGCGTGTAAAAACTCTCCGTGATACTGTTCGTGGTTATGTGTGTATTCCCTTCTTACCCAGCATTTAAACTGAGGCACGTTGCTTGTTAGGTAGGGCATTGAGTTCCTTCTTACGTTTTTTCGCAGCCTCTTTCTTCCGCTTTTGCGAGAGTTTAGAGGGAGGTGATTGTATTTGTTTTCCCATTTGGGCGCGAGAAATAGTCATTTAACAATTCCACTTCCGTAAACTTTTGTTAATACGACTATCTGGATCGTTTGCAGTTTTGGCGCTTGTATTACGTTTCTTCATACCTTTCATACGAGCGCAAAACGATTTGCGGCGGTTAGCTGCCTTAGACCCCTTTTTAAGTTTACTAGGCTTCGTGGTGACTGCCGTTTTCAACTTACTTCCGGGATTTTGCTTGCGGTAGCTCGCTACGCCTTTTTCATTAAGCCCCCCTGACTCACTTTTACCTTCTTTGCGTTGCCACGCGGGGGATTTAACACTTTTGCCTTTTTTGAAGTACCTACGCATAGAAGAACGTCATCATATCAATGGTAGCAACTGTATACTGTACAGTCATACCATCTTTAAATAACGCGCCTTCTCCGGGTACTGAATGAGAAACAGTAGCGTTATCAGTACCTATGGTACGAGACTTAAACAAGATTGAACCATCCTCGGGCGTACCGTCATAATGGTTAACTACTCCTGCTGTGCCACCAGAGACAATGGAAAAACCCTTTAGCCTAACACGGTTAGAACCTTGAAGTGCTTGTGCGCACAATGATCCAGAACCAACTGTGATGTTTGCCGCATACTTAGCAGAGCATTCAACTGCACTAACTGTTAGGAATAATTTAG